AACTAGTTTTGGTACTGAGACAACTGGTCAAAGTGTAAATGTTGCACTAACTGGTCAAACTGCAACATCCTCAAAAGGAACTATAGGAACTCTACAGTCCGTAAATAGTTCTTTAACTGGTAAATTATTAACATCCTCTAGTAACAATACCGCAGTAAGAATTGATATATCTCTCGATACTCATGATTTAGTTGCACTTACTAGTTGGAGTACTGTTTCCGATATTATTACTGTTGCATTACATGATGTATTTATAAGTTCTAATATTGGTTTATTAGGAGTATCACAATCAATATCTGTTGCACTAACTGGTAAATTACTTACAACTAGTTTTGGTAATGAAGCAATAAGTAAATCAATATCGGTTGTTCCTACTGGTCGTTTTGTTACTAGTTCTACCGGTATACTAAGTACAAATCAAGTAGTTACAACGTCATTAGTCGGACAATCATTAACTACTAGTTTTGGTAATGAAACTACTAGTCAAGTATTATCTGTTGCTTTAACTGGTAAATTACTTACAACTACCACTGGACTAGTTTCAGCGAGTAATACACTATCTGTTGCACTAACTGGACAATCATTAACAACTAGTTTTGGTAATGAAACTACTAGTCAAGTTGTAAATGTTGCACTAACTGGTAATTCATTAACAACTAGTTTTGGGAGTGAAACTACTAGTCAAGTTGTAACAACTAGTATATCAGGTAGTTTACTTACAACTACTACTGTTAGTTATCTTCCACCTACAATTTCTGTTATACCAACTGGACAATCCAGTACAATAACACTAGGAATATTATATTCTCCTTCAGCATTATTAGGAATAGTAGGTACGACTAATATTGGTGTCTTAAGTACTAATCAAATAGTAACAACTAGTTTAACTGGACAATCTGGTACTGTTTCTTTAAGTAATGCAATATTACCTTCACAAATTATATCACGTAATTTATTGGGTATTAGTTTAACAACCGCTTTTGGTACTGAAACAACTAGTCAAGTTGTTACAACTACCTTAACTGGTCAATACAGTACGTTATTAGTAAATACATTATCACCTGCACAGTTAATATCTAACGCCTTAACTGGTCAATACAGTACGTTATTAGTAAATACATTATCACCTGCACAGTTAATATCTAACGCCTTAACTGGTAATTCATTAACAACCGCTTTTGGCAATGAAACTACTAGTCAAGTTGTTACAACTACCTTAACTGGTCAATACAGTACATTATTAGTAAATACATTATCACCTGCACAGTTAATATCTAACGCCTTAACTGGTAAGTTTTTAACTACTAGTTTTGGTAGTGAAACAACTGGTCAAAATGTTACAGTTGCATTAAATGGTATTAGTGCAATACCTTCTATTAGTAATATTGCACCTGCACAGTTAATATCTAACGCCTTAACTGGTAAGTTTTTAACTACTAGTTTTGGGAGTGAAACTACAAGTCAATCAATATCGGTTGCTTTAAATGGTATTAGTGCAATACCTTCTATTAGTAATATTGCACCTACAATATCTAACGCACTAACAGGTAAGTTTTTAACTACTAGTTTTGGGAGTGAAACAACAAGTCAATCAATATCGGTTGCTTTAAATGGTATTAGTGCAACCGTAACAGTTAGTTCACCTATAATTGCAAAATATGTGGGTATAACTGGTAACTTAGTAACAACTAGTAAAGGTACAGTAACAACACAACAAGTAATTACATTATCTGGATTAACAACAACTGTAACATTTGGTGATATTGAAAGTAGTAAGGATGTTGATCTACAAGGTATTAGTGCAACAACTAGTAAAGGTACAGTAACATTTAACAAACTTGTTAATCTTGACGGCACTTTCTTAACAAGTAATATTGGTTCAATAGGTAAATCTTTAGCCTTAGTTCTAATAGGAAGAGAAACATTAGTTCAATTTGGTGTTCTTAAACCGTCATTCCAATTTACATATCCATTTAGAGGAAAAGTAAATTTTGACGATGAAAACTTAATACATGCAAGATTTGACAAAGAATACAGACTTAGACCTGTATATATGGAAGAAGAGATTCCATATGTAACACGTTTCAACCAAGAATATGAATACATAGTAGAGTTTGAAGATGAATATAAATACTATGTTAAATTCAATCTAAACCAATAGGTCATCATAATGGCATTATCATCACGACAAGATTTAAAAGAATACTGCCTACGAAGTTTAGGTGCTCCAGTTGTAAACATCAATGTTGATGATGAACAACTAGAAGATAGACTAGACGAAGCACTTGAGTATTGGAGATTATATCACCCCGAAGGCATTGAACAAGTATATGCGAAGTACCTAATTACCGCATCTACACTGACACTCACTACAAATAACGCACAATCATTTGTAAAAAATGATGCCTTAGTAGGTTCTATATCAGGGGCTAAGGCAATGGTAGTAGAAGAGGGAACTGATCCTGCGGCTAGGGAATCAACTGGAAATACTTTATTAGTTGCAAATGTTGTTGGAACCTTTGTAGTAGGAGATATAATCACTGGTTCAACTTCAGGGGTATCTGCTACGGTAGGTACCTTAGTGTGTGTAAAAGGGATATATGATAATCATTATATAACTTTACCTAATTTGTTGTACGGTGTTACTAGAGTCATTCCTATGGCGCAAGCATCGTCTTCTAAAAACATGTTTGACTTACAATATCAATTAAGACTACATGACTTATATGATGTAACATCAACTTCAATGGTCTATTATAAGACTGTTATGCAACATCTTGATATGTTAGATTTTGAGTTAAATGCTAAACCTGACATAAGATTCAATAGATTTACAAATCAATTGCATCTTGATATTAAGTGGCAAATTGATGGTATCATAGGACAGAATATTCTAGTTGATGGATATGGCGCCCTAGACCCCGCTGATTATCCTAGATTGTACAATGAAATTTGGTTAAAACATTATACTACCGCTCTATTCAAGAAAATGTGGGGAACTAATCTGAAGAAATTTGGTGGTCTACAATTGCCTGGTGGGGTAACACTCGATGGACAAGGCGTATACGATGAAGCAGTTGGTGAAATTAAAGACCTTGAAGAAGAATTGATGAATAAATCAGCACCTCTAAACTGGTTCATGGGATAACTTATGTCAGTCTTAAACCCTTACTTTGCATCTGGAATTACTCAAGGTACTTCGCCAGAACAAAATCTAGTTGAAGAACTTATTATTGAGTGTTTAGGCATATACTCAGTAGAAGTCCAATATATACCAAGAACTTTAGTATCTAAAGATGAAATACTAGGTGAAGACAGACTATCTACATTTGAAAATGCATTTCCTATTGCCGCATACTTCGAAAACATCGACACATTTGATGGTGGTGGTTTCATGGTACAAAAGTTTGGTCTAATGGTTGAACAATCTACAACTAATACAATTGCAAGAAAAACTTGGAATGATCTAGTAGGCGTGACAGGACAAAGTATATTACCTAATAGACCATGTGAGGGAGATTTAATTTATTTTCCTTTATCGAAGGGTTTATTTGAAATTAAGTTTGTGCAACATCAAGATCCTTTCTATCAATTAGGTAAACTATATGTTTATAAATTACAAATAGAATTGTTCCAATATGCTTCTGAGAAACTTAATACCGGTGAGTCTGAAATTGATGTATTTGAAACATTAAAATCATTTGATGAAACTATAAATCCTGATGTTGATGTACCAGATTCTTATGGTGATAATACTAAATTTAAAAATCAAGCATCTACTATTGTATTTAATACAAGTAATCCATTTGGTGACGTATAATGTTAGGACATAATCCCTTTTATCATGGTATAATAAGGAAGGTAATAGTTGCCTTTGGTGCTGTATTTTCTGATATTAAAATTGAAAGACGACAAGATGATTCTGTAACAGGTACGATTATCCAGACTTTGAATGTACCTTTAGCATATGCGCCAAAGGAGAAATGGATTGTTCGTATGGACTCCGACCCTTCTTTAGAGAATCATACGTATACATCATTACCTAGATTATCTTTTGAGATAACAGGATATGGTTACGATTCTGTAAGAAAAACAAGTCGTATGCAACAAATAAAATGTGGTTCAGGAGTAACTACAGAAACTTCTATGCAATCTCCTGTTCCATATAATATAGAGATTTCTTTATACATATTGACTAAGACACAAGAAGATGGTCTTCAGATTCTTGAACAGATACTACCTACTTTTGCACCTGAGTACACGTTATCAATAAATGCTATACCTAGTATGAATATTGTACAGGATATACCAGTTGTATTAAATAGTGTATCTGTTCAAGATGATTATGATGGAGATTTTCAAACTAGAAGATTTGTAACTCATACTTTAACATTTACACTTAAAGTAAATCTATTTGGTCCAAAATCGACCTCAGGAATAATTACTAAAGTCATAGCAAATGTTAATGATTCTGATAATAATACACCTTACGCAAAATTTCAGTCAATAGGAAATGAATTAACAGGTACGGTAAGTAGTGAATCTTGGTTAGAGGATTTCTAATCTAATACAACTATAGTACCATATCACACGGTACATAGTTATAATAACACTATGTCAAGTGATTGTCAATGGAAAAAATGAAATAAATAATGGCCTCTATAACATATAATAGTAATTCCCATTTAAAAGCAGCAAATGTACCTGTCCAATATACTCAAGAACAGGTACAAGAGTACATTAAATGTAAAAATGATCCAGTTTATTTTATTGATAATTACTGTCATATTATACATGTTGATTTTGGTATTATACCATTTAAATTATATGATTGTCAAAAAAATAAAATAAAGATTATTCATGAGAATAGAAAAGTTATTCTT